ATAAGTTTAACAAAAAAAAGTAAGAATGAAAAAATTAATGACAATCTTGTTCGTGGTATGCGTAAGTTGGAACGTCAGCGCAGAAGAAAAAGATAATATATTTAAAAGACTATATAAAGAGTTGTTTAAATACAGTACAGTTTATATAGCAGGAGACATAGACAATCCTAAAGAAAACCCTAAAGATTATTTTGTAAGAACAAACCCTGATGGTAATTTATATGCACCACCTGTAGTTGTGGACGGAACTGACTATTACGACTTTGATTATCGTTATGGTTTTGGGATTCGTAAGTTAGCACGTTTCGACTACGAGATTAAAGGGAAACACTACTATGACGGCACAGAAAACAATATTGGACTATCAGCACCTAATTCGCCTGTAAGTGGCTTAGAATACACCTTTCACTACGAAAAAGAAAGATCAAGAGACGAGGAATATAAAAACCACAGATACTTTATAAAACATAGTGGTAAGTATCACGTTGTAAAACTTGAAAGTAGAAAACAGGGTAGAGTAGATTTTAACTACAATTCAGCAGAGATACGAGCTAAACTACCAATAGGTAAAAAGTTTAGTATAAGCGCAGGAGCAATCTTCAGATCTCACGATAGACCTTATGGATATAACCCAATAGAGATATGGTTAAACGAAACAAACGCTGATGGATATCCTGTAAATCAATGGTATCAATTAGGTTATCAGTATGGATATACAGATCAGTTTGTAACAATAGATATTAACGGAGAAGAAACTTTTGATTGGTATTGGTATAACGAACAAGGAGATGTAGTAGCATTATCAGATTTACAATTTAGAGATACAGTATTTGAATCTTTAATCAACCGATACAATAACGAAGTGTGGGATGAGTTAGATGCTTTTGGAGTAGTAAGTCCTATTGTAGGTTTTGACTTTTATCACTATAAAAAGAACTTTTGGTTACACGCTTACGGATCATATTTACTTCCGTATCACAAATACGTCAAGGGAGATATAGACTTTAGTTATTTAAATAGAAATAATTGGGGATTAGGAGGATTAAGACAAGATTCACAGCACGAACAATGGGAAGATTACCAAGCAGGTATAAGTTTTGGTTGGAAAGTATCTAAGTCAATAGGTATTTTTGTAGAGGGAGAATACACTAAGTTTTGGGATTCAGAAATATATAACTCAAGCGTAGGTTTAAACTTTAAATTATGAGAGAAATAACAAAGATAATTGTTCATTGTACAGCAACACCTGAGAGTAGAGAAGTTGATGTAGAAGAAATAAGACAATGGCACGTTGAGGAAAGAGGATGGTCAGATGTTGGTTATCATTTCCACATCAAGTTAGATGGTACTCTACAAGAAGCAAGACCAATAGAAAGAACAGGCGCACATTGTGCAGGTCAAAACTTTTGTAGTATAGGAATTAGTTATGCAGGTGGTATGACTAAAGATATGAAAGAAGCTAAAGACACAAGAACACCTGAACAAAAAGACGCTTTAACTGACATCTTACACGAACTTAAAGAACAATACCCTAAAGCAAAGATATACGGACACAGAGACTTTAGTCCAAAGGCTTGTCCAAGTTTTGATGCGAGAAGCGAATACGAATACATAAGCAACTGCTAATGGACTTCTCAGTAATACTTCTTTTACCTAATGGTTTAAACTTAGGGTTTAACTTTTTCCCTGCTGATGATAATTACGAATACGAGGAGGTCAACGTATATTTATTAATAGTACAACTTAAATGGAGATTTTATTATGAGTAAGAAATTTAAAGATAGCACAGTAGGTAAAGTATTGCTTGGAGCTGCAAGTATGATAAACCCTACATTAGGAAGCGTTTTAAAGGGTGTTACAAGCCCACAGGAAGCGATTGCAGAGATAACTAAGGCTGATGCACCACAAGAGGATAAAATCAAGTTACAACAGCTAATATACGATCAACAAAATAAAGAGATGAACGAAATAAGTTCAAGATGGAAAGCAGATATGTCAGCAAATGGCAGTTGGCTTACAAAAAATGTACGACCATTAGTTTTAGTTTGGTGTATTGTTATCTTTTCTTTAGCAGGTATATTAGATAGTGTAGAATCAATACCTTTTCAAATTAATGAATTATGGGGATCAACTTTCGAGAATGTTATGATGACCACGATCATTTCTTATTTCGGAAGCAGGGGTCTTGAAAAATCAACAAGTATATTTAAAAAGTAAGATTGGCTGTAATACGTAATACAATACGTAACTATAATACGTATATGTTGTTTAAGAGTGTAATACGTAACTATAATACGTTATATAGGCGAAGTTATATTTTTTTTTTGTAACTTACAAGTATGCCAAGAAAAATAAGTAGAAAAGGTTTAGTTAAAAAACTTGATAAAGTCTTTAGTATATATATACGAAAAAGAAATGCAGTAGATGGTTATGTCAAGTGTGTAACTTGTGGAACTCGTAAGCATTGGACTGAAGTAGATGCAGGTCATTTTTGCTCGAGACGGCATTATTCTACGAGATGGCTGCCTACAAACGTCTTCGAACAGTGTAAAAAATGCAACTGCTACGGTGCAGGAGAAAATTACCTTATGGGTAAATACATAGACAAGACTTATGGCGAGGGTACAGCAGACGAGTTAATCACTATGTCAAGACAAATAAAAAAGTTCACAGATCAGGATTTAAAAGACCTAATAGAACAATATTCCTAAATTTTCCTTTTTGTTTTTAGAGGGGTTTACTTCGGTAAGCCTCTTTTTTTTTAATTAACATTTGTTTATTTAATTATTTTTTGTAGCTTTATGAAAAATTAATATTTATGGAAAATCCAAAAGATCAACTTATAGAGCTTTATTATCAAAGAGTAATAGCTATGAGTAATAAGATCGAACAATTACAAAATCAATTAAATAATTATGAAAGGAAAAATTAAATTTATTCAAGAAAAAGGAGAATGGTCTAATAGTTCAGGCACATTCAACAAATTTCAAGTACAATTTGACGATGGTCAAAGTTATCAGTTTCTTGCAAAGGGAGACTTTAAGAGGAACGTTGGAGACTTAGTAGAATACGAAGTAACCAATAAACAATATGGCACAGCTAAGTTAGTCTACACACAACCAAGTGGTAGTAATAAAGATCAGCTTATTATTAGACAGTCAATGGTTAAAGCAGCTTGTGATTTTCACGCATCAAGACCACAAAGCGATATAGTAACAGTAATTAAAGATGCAGAAAAACTAATAGAATTTATAAATAAATAAAAAATGAAAGTAAAAGGAAACATAGTAAAAATAGGAAAGATGCAAGACATTAGTTCTAAGTTTAGAAAAAGAGAGCTTGTAATAAAAACAGCAGAACAATACCCACAACATATATCAATAGAGTTTGTTCAGGACAAAGCAGGATTACTTGATGCACATTTTTGTACACAAGGAGCTTTTGTAGATGTCTCTATAAACTTAAAAGGTAGAGAGTGGAAAAACCCTGCAGGAGATTCAAAATACTTCAATTCAATTCAAGGATGGAGAATACAAGAAGCAGTTGAGGAAGTAGCAGTGGGAGCTCAGTCTCCTGACAGAGAAGATGATTTACCATTTTAATTATATGGGGGTTTAACGACCCCCTTTTTTTATGCTTATAAACTATTCAGATCATATAAACAAATTAAACGACTTCAGACAAGGTAAAACTCGTGAAGCGTTAAAGCTCGGACATAAAGAGATAGACAGCTCGTTTAGGTTTGTTGCAGGTAATATGAATTTTATCTTAGGACACAACAACGTAGGTAAAACACACTTTACGTTTTATCTTATGTTGCTTTACTCACTTAAACACAATATTAAATGGTTAGTATTTTCGAGTGAAAATGATCCTGTACAATTAATTAAAAAGCTAATAGAATTTATAGAGGGTAAGCCAATAAACAAAATAGAAGAAAAAGATTACGAAGAATCAAAAGACTTTGTATATAATCATTTTAAGTTTGTTGACATTAACAGACAATATACCTATAAACAACTTTTAGACTTAGCCGAGAAAGTAAAGGAGGCTTGGGATTACGATGGTTTACTTATTGATCCTATAAACTCTTTAAAGAAAGATTTAAAAAACACTAACGGTTACGAGTACAATTATGTACAACTGACTGACATACGAATCTTTTGTAAAAAATATAACATTTCTACTTGGATATGCGCCCACGCAGTGACCGAAGCCCTGCGCCGTAAGCACGGAGCTAATCACGAATATAGTGGAATGACTCCTCCTCCTACAATAGGAGATAGTGAGGGTGGTGCAGTAAACGGAAATCGTTGTGATGACTTTTTAATTGTGCATCGGTATATAGCTTCAAAAGATGCTTGGATGTACACAAGGCTTTACGTTGCTAAGGTAAAAGAAATGAGTTTAGGATATAAACCTACAAGCCACGAATCTCCTATATTATTTAAGTCAATACTTAATAACGTAGGATTTCAAATAGGTGCAAAAAATTTAATAAAGTATAGAACTAAGAAACAATTAACCATTGACAACACTTCAAAAAATAGCACAAAAGCATAATGATTGGGTAAGAATTGTTAAGAGCTTTGGATGTGAGGGAGACAAGTGCGAGGACATCGTGCAAGAGATGTATATAAAAATACATACATTAATTGTTAAGGGAATAGATATAAGCTATGAAGATGATATAAACCACTTCTACATATACAGAATGCTTAGAAGCCTATTTATAGATTTATGTCGCAAAGAAGCGAAGATTACAAAAGTAAACGTAGACTACTTAGAAAAGTTTGTAGAGGAGGAAGAAGTAAAAGAATACAAAGACATAGAGGGTAAGATGAAAGAGTTAGACACTTTGCTTGATAAAGTCTATTGGTATGATAAGAAAGTTTTTGACCTGATCTCTAATGGAATGAGCATAGCTGAATTATCTAAGAAAACAAACATAAGTTATTACTCGTTATATAATACATACAAGAACGTAAAGACATTAATTAAAGAAAATATAGAATGGGATTAGGAGATTTAATAGAAAAAATAACAAAGCACACAGGTATCAAGTGGATCGTTAAAAAGATATGGGGAGATGATTGTGGTTGCGACAAGAGAAAAGACAAAGCAAACAAAGTAAAGCTATGGTAGAAAAAGATTTATCAAGATGGTTAGAGTTTACCAACCGAACTAAACAACACGAGCTAAATAAAACTCAAATAGAATTAGTCGCAGAGCTACACGCTAAATACTACAAGCATAAGTATAATGAGCCTTGCACTTGTAACGGATCAATATACAGAAGATGGATTGAGGATTTAAACAAACTCGTATAATGCAAGACCATTACTATACATTATCTATTCCTACTGCTGTTTATAGAAAACTAAACAAAAAGAAATCTATAAATAAGTATTTTAAGACAGAGTATGTAGGTAACTGTATGGAATTAATAACAGATTTCTACAAAACAACATCCGACTACACACACAAGGCTTGGGAAGATTATTATAAAGAGATGGTAGGCTTTACACAATTAGAACTTGTTTATGAGCAGATAAAAGAATTATCAGAACAAAAAGAAACTTACTTAAAAAGATATGTTTGGCACAGGGTAATAGGTCAAACTTGGAATGGCTTTAGAAACGAGATAGGAATTATACAAGAACTACAGGCAGAATTTAAAAACGTAAAGATATATAAAACATCATTTCAAATAGATCACGAGTATTGCATAGATGCAGAGATGTACAGCAACAACAAACTATTATTAGGAATACAAATAAAACCTATCAGCTACAAGCTAATGAATAGTCCTTACCAACTAAAAGCTAAAGAAAACCACAAACTAAAGAACGAAAAGTATAAATCTAAGTATGCTCCCTATATATATGTGTATCACAAGAATCATAAGATATACCAAAAATCAGATATAGTCAATCAGATAAATACTATATTTCACTTAAATACATATTAACATTTGTTTATATTAAAATAATTTGTATATTGCATAAAAACAATTATGCCAATAAGCAACGAAATATTTGAAACCTTTAGGATTCAAGAAAGAGTAAAAGAACAGCTAAAAGCAATCAAGCTCTTAATAAAACAAGGATATACAATTTTTGATTTAGAGGGTAATATGCTTAACAAAGACGAGGTTAAGTTTGATGCAAGAGGCAACAGAGTTAAAACAAAACAAACACAAAAAAGCTATAAATAATATGAAAACATTAATAGACGAATTAGTAATCTTAGACGACTGTGTAGTAACAGGTACTTTCAAATGGAGATCAGAGATTGATCCTAATTGGAAACCTATGGTATGGAACGAAACTTTTGAATGTTGGACAAAGAATTACTGTGGATAGAAAAATAGACAACCTTAAAGACTTAGAGATTTGGAGTGATCTCAATTTCTTAATAGCTATAGTTAAAAAACAAATAGATAAAAAAGAAACAAAGAACTTAAAGAAAATGTCTGAGTGTCTTATTAGGTTAACATTCTACTACCAAGAAACATCTAACAACAAACGATTATATAAAGAAGCACTTTCAGACTATAGACTTGCAAGAAACAGAGCTATAGAGAGAGCAAGAAAAGCAGAACAAGAAAATGAGAAACTACGAAAACAAAATGAGAGCCTTAGCATTTAGTTACTTAGGCATAATAATTATATTTATATGGATACTATTGAACTCCTAAACGGAGAAATATTTAAACACGATGAGATATTAGAACTTATGAAAGATGATGAGTTCTACTATGGATACTTAGGCAAAGCTGCACTCAGCTCCTCATCAATAAAGCTACTCTTAGATAGCCCTAAGAAATACAAATACGTTACCGAGTATGGATCACAAGAATCAAATGCTTTAGATGCAGGATGGTTATTTCATACTTGTATTTTAGAGCCTGACGTGTTTAGCTCACAAATCTTTGTAGATGTACAATCTAAAAACACTAAGGCATATAAGTTAGCTAAAGAAGAACACGGAAAGGTTTTTACTATAAAACAGAAAAGAGATGCAGAAAGATTAGCTGATGCCTTTTTAAGAAACGAACACGCTTTAAAACTAATAACAGACTGCGAGTTTGAAGTACCTGCAATAGGTATGGTACAGGGATATCCTTTTAGAGGCAAAGCAGATGTCTTAGACAGTTACAGACTATGCGATCTTAAAACAACAAGCGACCTAAAAGCATTTCCCTATGCTGCAAGAAAGTACGGATATGATGTACAAGTATATTTATATTGTGAATTGTTTAACAAACCATACGAGGAGTTTAAGTTTGGAGTAATAGACAAAGGATCATTAGACATAGGAATCTATGATGTAAGTGAGGAGTTTTATTTACAAGGCAAAGCCAAAGTAACAAAAGCATTAGAAACATTTGAAACATTTTTTATTAACGGAGCAGACTTAGATAGTTACTGCATTAAAGGAACATTGTGATAGAAGATAAAAACATAGAAATATTTAACAATGCAAAAACCTCAACTCTGCGCATTAATAATCACAAGGATGACTTTAAAAGCGAAAGAGGGTTAAAATATAAGAAATCTATTGAGAACTTTTGGAATAAGTTTTATGAATACTTTGATTATTATTTTAAACACAATAATAAAAAACAACATTATTATGAAGAAACATTAGATTTAGTTTTAAGTGATTTGTTTTGCAACGGATACGATTTAGAAACCAAACAAGATTTTTTAGAAATAAAAAGTGAATATATTGATACAGGAATGTGTTGTTATTATGAAGAAAATTACAGGGATTTAGTGTTAGATCTTATGAAGCATAGTGATTTTAAAACTAAAAGATTTTGGGTAAAACATTATAACAATTTATTGCTTTATCAAATAGATGAATTTATTGAAGATTTTTTTATTTACAGTGGTGCAGAAAAAAATTTATTTTCTAAAAGTTTTTTAAATCTTGTTAAATATGATGAATATGTTATATATCAAGAAAACTTATCAAAAACATTATTGAGTGAAAAATACGAAAGTCGTTGGAAAGGTAAAAAAATAAAAACTCAAGACAAAAAAACTTATATACTTAAAGATAAAAACACAGGTTATTACAAGATAGGTAAATCTATAAATCCACTTGATAGAGAAAAAACCTTACAAGCAGAGAAACCAACATACGAATTAATAAAGATATTTAATAACGACATTGAATCAGACTTACATAAAAAATACAAAAAACAAAATGTAAGAGGAGAATGGTTTAACTTAAACAAAATACAATTAAAATATATATGCACGAGTTATGAATAAGGAAGCAAATAAAATAGCAAAACACATTGTAGATATATCAGGAATCGATGTATTTAAAAACACAAGGAAAAGAGAATATGTAGAGATGAGGTCTTTGCTTACGTTTATGTTGAGGCATCATTGCGATATGACCTTTTACGATATAAGAGACTTCTACGAATCTAAAGGAAAGCATTACGATCACGCTACAGCTATATATAGTTTAAATGCATTTGAGATGCACAGAAGATACAATCCTAAAATAGATAAGTATTTTGACATAGCACTTCTCAGACTAAGAAACAAATCAAAATTAAGACGAGCATTAATAAACCACATAATAGACTACACTAAATCAAAGGACTTAAAGAAGCTCCTTAAAATAGTAGATACATTACCCTTAAAAGATATAGATGGAAAAGAACAAACAAAAGAGAAAACAGATACCCCTGTATAAAGGACTTATAAAATACTTTCCTGATGCACTATGCGAAGTAGCAAGAGTAAGCTACATAGGAAGTAAACAACATCATCCTGACAAAGAAATACATTGGGATAGAGAAAAAAGCTCAGACGATCTTGATGCACTTATGCGACACCTAATGGAAAATGGTATGCACGACATAGATGGAGTAAGACACTCTGCAAAGATTGCTTGGAGAGCATTAGCACACCTACAAAAAGAAATAGAGGGAGACAGAGGCGAACAATGGTACATAGACCAATACAATCGTAACAGACTACCACACGACCAAATAATATCAGGTACAGAATGAAAATACTAAACTTATATTCAGGTATAGGGGGTAATAGACATCTTTGGGGTGATGAACACGAAATTACAGCTATTGAGATTAACCCTGAAATTTCAGCAATATACAAAGAGAAGTTTCCAAATGATGTAGTTATAAATACAGATGCACACTTTTACTTATTACATCACTTTCAAGACTTTGATTTTATTTGGTCAAGTCCACCTTGTCCAAGTCATAGTAGATTATGCTACTCACAGAAAGAAAAGAAATATATAGACTTAGCACTATATCAACAAATAATACTTTTAAAATCTTGGTTTAAGGGTAAATGGGTTATAGAGAATGTAGTACCTTATTATGATTATCTTATCAACCCAAGTGTAGTAATAGGTAGACATCCTTATTGGTGTAATTTTGAAGTTCCAACTCTACCAATAAAAAACATAGATATATCTCGTTCAACAGCAGATGAACTATCTGAATATTTAGGCATACCTAAACCAAGATACAAATCAAGATTATTATTAAGAAATTGTGTAGAGCCAAAGATAGGGTTACATTTTCTTAAACATAGCGCTAATAAACAAACAGAATTATTTTGAAACAAAAGAAGTTTACACAAATACAAAGAATAAAAAGATTAGAGAATATAGTAAGCCAAATCTATATGAGTGTAGAGGTAATAAAACAACGGCTTGACAAAAAAGAAGAAAAGTAACGTTATATATTTGATTAATCAAAGTTTTTCAAAATGTACAAATTAGAGAATAGAGGAGGTAGAAGATTAGGAGCAGGTAGAAAACCTAAAGCCGATGAGCTTAAGTTAGTTGAGAAATTAGACAATGTAATTGACAACGAAATAGCTTTAAAGAAATTAGGAGAACTAATAGCTAAAGGCGACATACGAGCAATACAAATCTACTTTAACTATAGATACGGAAAGCCAAAAGAAAAGATAGACATAAACTCATCTGAGGGTCTTAACATTAGCTTTAAAGACTTAATAAGATTTAAGTGATAGACATAAACCCTAAATACCAAAAGTTAGGCAACGACACAAGGTATTACATAATCACAGGAGGTAGAGCATCAGGTAAATCATTCTCAGTAAACCTAATGCTTGTGTTACTAACATACGAAACAAACCACACAATACTATTTACTCGTTATACATTAACCTCAGCTTATGTTTCAATCATTCCTGAATTTATAGAAAAGATAGAGCTGTTAGATAAGTTTGATGACTTCCACATAACTAAAGACGAGATTATTAATTTAAAGTCAGGAAGCAAGATAGTATTTAAAGGTATTAAAACCTCATCAGGAGATCAGACAGCAAACCTTAAATCTATTACAGGTGTTACAACTTGGGTGTTAGATGAGGCGGAGGAATTAACAGACGAGGGTACGTTTGATAAGATAGACCTTACAATAAGAGAAACTAAAAACCAAAACAGAATTATATTAATCCTCAACCCTACAACTAAAGAGCATTGGATATATCAAAGATTCTTTGAAGATAAAGGAATACAAGAGGGAACTAACACAGAAAAAGACAACACTACCTACATACACACCACATATCAAGACAACTTAGAAAACCTAAGTAAATCATTTTTAAAGCAAATAGACGATTTAAAAATAAGGAGACCACTAAAATACAAACACGCTATAATGGGTGGATGGTTAGATAAAGCTGAGGGTGTTATATTTAATAATTGGAAGATAGGACAATTCAAAAGAGTAGGTGTAAGTGTGTGGGGACAAGATTACGGATTTAGTAATGATCCCTCAACCCTTATAGAAACTAATATAGACACTTCTAACAAGCGAATATACCTTAAAGAGTGTTATTACTTACCAAGCCTAACAACAAGCGATATAACACGCTTAAACGAGCAACACGCAAAAGGTGGTTTAATAATAGCTGATAGTGCAGAGCCTCGACTAATTAGTGAGATACGAGCAAAAGGCTGTAATGTAAAGCCAAGCGTAAAAGGTCAAGGTAGTGTAACCTACGGAATATCACTCTTACAAGACTATGATCTAATAATAAGCGAGGATAGTATAAACCTCATCAAAGAGCTAAACAACTACTCTTGGTTAGAAAGAAAGTCTAATACACCTATAGACAAGTTTAACCATTTGATAGATGCAGTAAGATACGCTGTAACCTTTCAATTAAAGAATCCTAATAGGGGTAAGTATGCAATAAGATAGTTTCTAAAAGTTTTATTTTTTACGTTATATATATATGAAAGTAGAGGTTTATATTCCTGATACTCTTAGCGAAATCACATTAGACAAGTATCAAAGGTATTTAAAAATACAAGAGAACAACGAAGATGAGAACTTCTTAGCTATTAAAATGATAGAAATATTTTGTGGACTAAGAGGCGATACGATAATGGCAATGAAAGCTAAAAGCATCAAAGACATAACACTTATACTTACACAAATGTTTAATGAGAAACCTCAGCTTGTAAAAGAGTTTAAGATGAATGGTATGACTTATGGTTTTATTCCTAAGTTAGAAGATATGTCTTTTGGAGAGTATATTGACCTTGATACTTACATAGGAGATATGGATAACATACACAGAGCTATGAATGTTTTATACAGACCTATCAAACAAAAGTATCAAGACAAATATCTAATAGAAGATTATACAGGAGATGATCCTGAGAAAATGAAAGATATGCCAATGGATGCCGTACTTAGTTCGATACTTTTTTTTTACAATTTAGGGATGGACTTGTCGAAAACTATGCTGAACTCTTTGGAGGACAACAAGGAAATCAACTTAGCTCAGTATCTAACTTCGGAAGAAAATGGGGATGGTATCAATCACTTTTCGGACTCTCTCAAGGAGATATTAGAAGATTTGAAGATATCACTAAACTAAACATACATACCTGTCTTTACGCTTTAAGTTTTATGAAAGAGAAAGCAGAGGTAGAATCAAAGAATATAAAAAGTAAATTCAATAGATGAGCAATCAAGGAGTAAGAGGCTATTACCAAATAACACAAACTATAAAGACTAATCTCTTAACAGATGAGAATGTCAATACTGTAACGACAGGCGATATATTTGACATAGACCTATCTAAACAAACAATCTTTCCTTTAAGTCATATCATAGTAAACAACGTAACTATCCAAGAACAAGTCCTCAACTTTAACATTACAGTAATGTCTATGGATATAGTAGATCAGTCTAAAGACGAAACAACAGACGTATTTGTAGGCAACAACAACGAGCAAGATATACTAAACACACAATTAGCTGTAGCAAATAAATTAGTAGGGTTACTAAGCAAAGGCGATCTATACAGAGACAAATACCAATTAGATGGAGATGCTTCTTGTGAGTTCTTTTATGAAAGGTTTGAAAATCAAATGGCAGGTGTAGCTTGTACGTTTAATGTATTAATTGCAAATGATATAAACGTATGCAGTTAAAAGAAACAAGGGAAGCGTTAAATAGGTTTGGAAAGTTTGTAATACAACAAGCAAGATCAAGACTAACTAAAGGAGTTAAAAGAGGGGGTAAAAGGTTTTCACAAAACGATACAAAAAAACTATATAACAGTTTAGAGTATTTACCTTTTAACAGAAGTGGCTCTATAGGTGTAGAGTTTTATATGGAAGATTATGGTAAGTTTCAAGATAAAGGGGTTAAGGGTACGAAGTCAAACTACTTAGAAAACAAGAACTCTCCTTTTTCATATAAATCAAGTATGCCGAATCCTGAAATATTTGAGGGTTATATAAAGAGAAAAGGCATAAAAGGTAGAGATAAGAAAGGTAGATTTATAACAAACAAATCTTTACAATTTTTAATTGCAAGAAGCATATTTCAAAAAGGTATAAAAGCAAGTATGTTTTTCACTAAGCCTTTTAACCAAGCATACGAGAAACTACCAAAAGATTTACAAGAAAATTTTGTAAAAGATATAGAAAACATAATTTTTGACAATGGCTAATATACTACTAAGAAGTCCTAAATATTTAACAATAACAACAGGCTCACATCTGTCAGCTAAGTTAGAGCTTACTATAGATGGTACATTACGTTACACTATTATAAAAAATGCTGTAAGTAACAGAACTGTATTTGAACTATCAACTTTATGTAAAGATTATTACGATCCTGATTATGGTGGAACTTCAGGCTCTAACTTTGATACAGTGGCTATATCAGCAACTTGGTATGCTTATGATGCAGTAGATGGAGGAGGTAGTCAATTAGCAACATCAACTGTAACTCACACAGGATTTTATGGATATACTTATTTTTCTCAAGGTGTCGGTGGTAATGACATTGATCCTGATGATTATGAATTAACAAACACAGGCGATTCAAGAATTGTATACTTACCTGAAAACACAGCAAGTTTTGTATGGGATATGAACTCAGGCTCGACCTCTAAAACAACAATAAACACCACAGCAACAAGTGTTACCTCAGCATCAGGTCAATACACTTGGACAATACAAAGAATCTGTAGTGCTAAATATAGTCCTGTACAAATGAGATTTATAAATAAGAATGGCGCACCCCAAGACCTTTATTTCTTTTTAAAGTCATCCGAAAGTATGAATACTAAAAGCGAAACATTTAAGAGAAACATATTTAAGTATGCTACATCTAATTATGAAGAAGAAGATCATCAAACAACAGTATTCAACAAAACAGGCAAGAAGCGATATACATTAAACACAGATTACATAGCAGAAGCATACAACGAAGTAATAGAAGATGTTTTATTAAGTGAATATGTATGGATAAAATATGAATCTACTGATGGAAACAGATGGAGACCTGTAATCGTTAACACAAGCTCTTTACTTAAAAAGACATCATTAAACGATAAGTTAATTCAATATACATTAGAGGTAGAAGAAGCTAACGATATTATCAATAATATAGTATGAGGCGTGAAGTACAATTATATATACAAGATACTCGAGTTGATTTATTCCAAGATGAAAGCATTAGTATCACAGATTCAATACAAAATGTTTCAGACATAAGTAAGGTCTTTACACCTTTCTCTAAGCAGTTTAACCTACCTGCATCTCAAGTAAACAACAAGCTGTTTAAACACTACTACAACTTTGACATACAAGGTGGCTTTGATGCAAGATTTAGAGTAGATGCAAGAATCGAAATAAACCACGTTCCTTTTAGATCAGGACAAATAAGATTAGATGGTGTAAGTATGAAAGACAATCTACCTCACACTTATAAAGTTGTGTTCTTTGGAAAACCAAGTGATATAAAAGATATATTTGGAGATGAGGACTTAAGTTCTTTAAATCCTTTGTCAACTTATGATATTAAAAGCGATACAGTAACAGCAGATGTCCAAAATGCATTTAAAACAGGTTTACAAAGTACAGGCGTTAATGCTACGCTTACAGAAAATCGAAATATTGTAGTCCCTTTAATAAGTTTAGAAAATTATTATTCGTATGACACCCCAAGTACAACTGAATTAGATAATGTTAATTGGAATAATTTGCGAAAAGATTTAAAACCTGCTATAAAACTAAAAAGAGTTATAGAAGCCATCGAAACTCAATACAATATAGATTTTAATATGACAGATGAGGGTAGTATTAAAACATTTTTTGGTAGTGATATGTTTGATGAGCTTTACCTTTGGTTGCATAGGGAAAAGATCTCATACAATAACTTGAACAGCACAACAAAACACTTTGGTATAAATTATACTTCTTTAGGAGTTAAAAAAACCCTTAATGATTACACATATTTAGGTGGCTCAGGAGATGTTTTATCAGGGGGTAAACTAACAATCAACGAGGGCGAATCTTACACCCTAAGATTTAGATTTATTGCAAATTATGCTAATGCACCTATAGAAATAATATCAAGAGATAAAACGACAAATGAATTATTAGGTGTTCAAGAAAGGACATCAAGTACAAGTGTTATGGTTGTTAGGTTTGAATCTTTACAAAGTGGTAATTTGTCATCAAGAGTATTTGACCCTGAAATAAGGTTTAACAACAACACAAGTCAAGCTATAAGTTTTTCTGCACTTAACACTTTAGCTAACTTTGGTTTACAAATAGACAAAACTGTCAATGGTGTAATAACACAACACTATTACGGCAACAATGCTTTTCAATTAGCGTATATGGTTTTTATACAAGATTATTTACCTAAAATGAAAGTAATAGATTTTGTAACAGGCTTATTTAAGATGTTTAATTTAGTTGCTTACACTAAAAAAGGTAGTAGTACAATTTACATACAAACCTTTGATGATTATATGACACTTGGAACATCAAGAGATATAACAAAATACATAGACATCAATGAAAGCACTATTGATCGCCCTGTACCTTACAACCAAATAAACTTTAAATACTCATCTCCTGTTACTCAAACAAGCCTAAGATTTATAAATGACTATGCTCAAGTATTTGGTGATTTAAACTATTCAGCTCCTGAAAAATATGATGGACAAGCATTTAGTATAGATGTACCTTTTGAAAGAAGTGTACTTATAAATTTACGAGATAATTCAGGGGCTTTAACAAATAACGTAGAGGCTTGGTGGGTAGATGATGCAGGAAAAACAGCTTTAGGTAAGCCTTATATATTTTTTAATAGGGTTGTAGATTCAAGTAGTAATACAGTAACCTCATCAAATTATACAAGTTATAATGCACCATCAAACGTATCAAGTGATGAAAACCACACTTTAAACTTTGGTGCTGAATATGATGAGTTTAACGGAGATGTAAACACTAATAGTTTGTTTAGTAGGTTTTATGAGCAGTACATTATACAGACATTTAATCAAAATGGTAGGATAATAAAAGTATCAGCTAACCTGCCTGTAAGTTTTGTTTTAAATTATAGCGTAAATGACGTTATAGTTATCAATGCACAAGAGTATTATATTAACGCAATACAGACAGATATAACAACAGGCAAATCACAATTAGAACTAATCGTAAAAAAAGTAGCTTACACAAATAGCGTATTAACATAATGATAAAAAACATATTAGATTTATTGCCTTATGCAAAAGGCGAAACAGAAAACATAAGAATAGCTAAGGGAAAATACAAATACCCTGAAAGCATTAAAGAAGCGTATAACGATTTTAAAAAACAAATATGGGACAAGTAGTAGAAGCAGTATTAAAGTTAGATTCTAAAGATGCACAAAAAGATATAGAAAAAGTAAATCAAGGTTTACAAGAAACTAACGAAACTTTAGAAGATACAGGCAAAACAGCTAAAAAATCAGAAAAAGGTTTAAGTACATTAAGCAAAGGTATTAAAGGGATAGGTACTGCATTTAAAGCAGCAGGTATCGGTGCAGTAGTAGCTTTGTTTGGAGCATTAGCAGCAGCACTATCTAAAAACCAACAAGTAATGGATACTGTAGCTGTTGTTACAGGGACAATCTCGCAAGTATTTACAGAAATAGGAAACGTATTAGTAAACGTATATAATAGCGTATCTTCTACGACAGAAAACTTTGATGCACTTGGTAGGGTAGTAAGCAATGTATTTAAGATTGCTATAGCACCATTTAAATTAGCTATTGATGGTTTGGCATTAGGTTTTTATAATGCACAGTTAGCTTGGGAGCAATCGTTTCTTGGTAGTGGAGATACAGAAAAGATAGAAGCTCTTAACTCTAAAATAGATGAAACAAAACAAAGTCTTTTAGACACAGCAGTCGGAGTTGCAGAAGCAGGATCAGCAATAGCAACAGATTTTACAGAAGCAGTAAGCGAGGTAACAAATATAGGATCACAAGTAGTAGAGGGATTAAGTGAGATAAGTGTTAAGTCAATAGCAGAAAACGTAAAAGCAAACCAACAACTTAAAAAATCAGCAGATGAAGCAAGAATAATAAATCAAGGTTTAATAGAGCAATTTGACAGACAAGCTGAACAACAAAGACAAATAAGAGACAATGATCTTAAAAGTATAGATGATAGAATAGCTGCTAATAATAAATTAAAAGCAACACTTGAGGAACAAGAGACATCTATGTTAGCTAATGCTGATTTAATGATAAAACAAGCAGAGTCGCAATTTAAATTATCAGGTCTTGAAGAAGATAGGTTAGCATTATTAGAGGCAAGAAACGAAAAGAAAGCAATAGAAGCACAGATAGAGGGTTTTATGTCAGAGCAAGAATCTAACAGAGTTGCGCTATTAAAAGAAAAAATAGAATTAGAATTATCTAACGATGAGGCTACAGCATTAAGGCAAAATGAGCAGAGAAACTTCAATACAGAAATGGAGCAAAACGAAGTTACAAGAATGCAAATGATGTTAGAAAATCTTGAAACTGAAAGAGATGTTGAAACAGAAAGATTAAAAATTAAAAGAGATTCATACGAAGAAGGAACACAAGCATTTATAGATGCAAACAATGAGTTATTAGATTATCAACAAGCTAACGCAAACCAACAAGAGAAAATAGAAAAAGATTTAGGTAAAGCAAAAGAGGGGCAACTTAAAGAAACATTAGGAAACATAGCAAGTATTGTAGGTCAAAACTCTAAGTTTGGAAAAGCCATAGCAGTAGTACAAGCAATACAAGATACTTTTGCAGGTGCAAACAAAGCCTTAGCGCAAGGAGGTATTTTTGGTTTTGTCGGAGCAGCAGCAGTTATAGCAGCAGGTATAGCGAATGTAAAAAATATTACATCATCTAAAACACCAAAACCTCCTGCAAGTTTAGGAGCAAGATCAACAGGAGGCGAATCTACACCTGCTATTCCTGCATCAACTACAGCATCATTACCTCCCTCATTTAGCACAGTAGGTACAAGTGGTACAAATCAATTAGCAGACTTATTAGGTAATCAACCTCCACCAAGAGCATTTGTCGTTTCAGGAGATGTGAGTACAGCACAAGAGTTAGATAGAAATATTGTAAGTAGTGCAAGTTTAGGATAAACAAAAAAATAAATTAATACGTTATACATATATGAGAATAGTTGAATTAATCTTAGGCGATGATGAGTTAACAGGAATAGAAGCTATTTCAGTAGTTGAGAATCCTGCAATAGAAGAAGATTTTATTGCACTTAAAAGCGAAGAAATAAAACTTGCTGAAGTAGATAAAGAAAAACGTATTCTAATGGGTGCTTTACTAATTCCTAACAAACCAATCTATCGTAAAAAAGGCGAAGAAGAATATTACATATATTTCTCAAGAGACACAGTAATCAAAGCATCACAGCTTTATTTAATGAATGGTAATCAATCTAAAGCCACATTAGAACACCAACATACGATCAACGGACTAACATTAGTAGAATCTTGGTTAGTAGAAGATGAGGTACACGATAAATCTCGTAAGTATGGGTTGAATGTTCCTGTAGGTACTTGGATGGGTGCTGTTAAAGTAAACAACGATGAAATATGGAACAACTTTGTTAAAACAGGTAAGGTTAAAGGTTTCTCAATAGAGGGTTACTTCGCAGACAAAATGGAAAGACCTAAAGAGCCTGTAAACGACTTTGAGGAAGAAGCAGAGGAAAAATTATCTGTCATTAGAGGTATTATTAAAGATGGCGAGAAACATAGTTAGTGTTTATATAAAACCAAAAAGAAAATCACATCCACACAGCAAAAATGCGAGTGTAGGACAAAACAAATATAAAAAACCCTATAGAGGTCAAGGCAGATGAAAAAATTTGAAACACCAAGTAAGACAAGTCCAAGAGGAGGACGTAGAGGTTGTTTATGTAAAGATGAAACCTATTCAGTAAAGTGCTGTAAGGGAAATATAATAAATCAAGGAATCGGTAAAATATAAGTTATGAGAAAAAAAGCAATGAATTATGTAGCACAAGTTACAGAACTATCTACAGAAAAAGTAGAGTTAGCAATTTTAGATGATATACAAAAACAAATAAATGTTTTAAGTAAAGGACTTGCAGATATGCAAAAAAAATCATCTGCACAGTTGAAAGCACTTGACAATGCTTCATCTGCAATTTCTAAATTAAAAAGGGCAAATTCAGATGCAAGTAGATCAAGTGTGCAAAATGAAACTAATAAAACTTTAAACCTTATGGCAAGAGCTGAAGAAGCTGCAAAAGAATTAGGAATGAGTCCTACTAATGTAAAGGGTTTAAGAGAGTTAGAAAAATTGTTAGGCGAAATCAAAAAAAGAGCAGAATTTATTGAAAGAATAAAACAAGACTCAAAAGTTTTTGGAGATAGAGCAATATAAACACAAAATGCAAATATAAATTTTAACACGTTATAGTAATATGAAATCAACAGAAATCTTAAACAAAATCAAAACTTTCTTAGGAGAGGATCAAATAGAGGAAACTCAAGTTGAAGAAACTCAATTAGAAGAACAAGTAGAAGAATCTACTGAGGAAGTCAAGTTAGCACAAGCTACACTTGAAAATGGTACAATCTTAGAAGCTGAGGCTTTTGAAGCAGGAAACGAAATCTTTATTGTTACTGAAGATGAAAGAGTAGCAGTACCTGTAGGCGAATATCAAATGGAAGATGGTCAAATGCTCGTAGTAAGCGAGGAGGGAATCATCGGAGAGATTAAGTCAGCAGAGGCTGAAGAAGAAGTGGAAGCTGAAGAAGAAATAGAGGCTTATGTATCAAAAGAAGAATTTAACTCTGCCATTGATGAGATCAAAGGTATGATAAACGAGCTAAAGGAAGTCAAAGAAGAAATGGCTGAAGCAGAGGAGCAAGTAAAACAAGAACTTAGCGAAACTCCTGCTGTAGAGCCTATCTCACACAATCCTGAAGCTAAACAAGAATTTAAAGTAAATTTTGGTCAAAACAGACCTGAGACTGCTTTAGATAGAGTAATGAAAAAATTAACCAATAATTAAAATTAAATAAAATGCCAAATCCAACAATTACAGCAAGTAGTTATGCAGGAGAGTTTGCAGGAAAGTATATTGCTGCATCTTTATTGACAGCAAAGACCTTAGATGATGCTGCTATTACTATTATGCCAAACATTAAGTACAAAGCTGCTATGAAAGTAGGAGCATTTTCAAATTTAGTAAGAAGTGCTGACTGTGACTTCGATTCTACGACTTCAGGTCTTACACTTACTGAAAAAGTATTAACACCAACTGAATTACAGGTAAACCTACAGATTTGTAAAAAAGAATTACATTCTGATTGGGAAGCTGCACAAATGGGATTCTCTGCTTTTGATAACCTACCACCACTATTCTCAGATTTCGTTATCGCAAGAGTAGCTGCTGAGGTTGCAAGTGCAACTGAAACTTCTATATGGGCAGGCGCAGCAGGAGAAGGAAACTTTGATGGCTTAAAAACTTTAGCTGCTGCTGACGGAACTGTAGTAGACGTTGCAAAAACAACTGTAACTTCTGCAAACGTAGTTGCTCAATTAGGAGCTATCGTTGATGCAATTCCAAGTGCGGTTTACGGAGCAGATGACCTTATTATTTATGTATCATCAAACATCTATAGAGCTTACATTAGAGCTTTAGGTGGATTTGGTGCAGCAGGTTTAGGTGCAGCAGGTTACGACAACAAAGGTAACAACCAATCATTAGGAGGTTTATTCTTTGATGGTATCAAGATTTACCCAACATCAGGTTTAGCTGACAACAATGCAATGGCAGCAAGGTCAAGTAACTTATTCTTCGGAACAGGTCTATTAAACGACAGAAACGAAGTAAAAGTAATTGATATGTCAGATATCGATGGATCACAAAACGTAAGAGTAGTAATGAGATATACAGCAGGATGCCAAATCGGTGTAGGTGCTGACGTAGTTCTTTACTCTTAATAAATTAACATATAAAGGGGTAGTTAACCCTACCCTTTTTTAATAACTAATAATTATGCCTTGTACAATAACTCAGGGACGTGCAGTCCCTTGCAAATCAGGAGTAGGTGGTCTTAAGACTGTTTACTTTGCAGATTTCGGTACTCTTGGTGCAGCAGCAGATAGTGGATCACAAGATCCTTTTTCTGCTACTTTTAATGGTCAGATTGATACTTTTGCTTCTTTAACAGGATCAGCACCATCTGCGAGTGGTGTTCTAAAAAAGTTTGACATTAAAGGTAATTCATCTTTAGAAACTGCAATTAACAGCTCAAGAGAAAACGGAACTACATTTTACGAATCAACACTAAACTTAACATTAACATTCCTTGAAAAAGCAACACAAGAAGAAGTTAAATTAATCTCACACGCAAGACCACACGTTTTTGTAGAAGATTATAATGGTAATTACTTTGTAATGGGCTTAGAACACGGAGCAGAGGTTACAGGTGGATCGATTGTAAGTGGAGCTGCTATGGGAGACCTAAGTGGATTTACTTTAACTTTAGTATCACAAGAAAGAATACCGCCACCATTTGTATTAAGTACAGAGGTTGTGAATAATTCTGATACTGATCAAATAACACCGAATTAAAAATAATTTTTGTATATTTATAAAAGTTTTCATCAATTATATTTAGTTTTTTGAATTAAGGGGGAGTTTTCGGACTCCTCTTTTTTTATACACAAAATCTAAAGTTTGTACGTTATATAAGTATGATACACTTAACGACATCTGCATCAGCTCAAACTTTAAAAGTAATACCAAGAAGTTACGCTTCAAGTGTTAGTATGATTCTAAGAGACGATTCAACAAACACCTCAACGACATACACAGTAAGCACTACAACAGACAAAAACTATTTAGTAGTATCAAAAGCATTAAGTCCTGTACTTGTAGAGGGTAGATTCTACGACCTAACTCTTAAAGAGGGAAGTAGTGTAATATATAAAGATAAAGTTTTCTGTACTAATCAAACTGTTTCGAGTTATTCAGTAAATAATGCAGAATATACTGTACCAACAGGAAACGATGTCTACGATAATGATTATATTGTAATATGAAAAACAAATCAGATTTAAGTATTGTAAATTTAAGCACTTATACTTCTCCACAAGTAAAAGAAGTAAGAGGCAAAGACTTCATAGAATATGGGGAAGATAACAACTACTTTCAATACCTAATAGACAGATACAACGGAAGTCCTACGAATAACGCTATTATAAATGGTGTTAGCGAGATGATTTACGGAAAAGGGTTAGATGCTACCAATTCAAATAAAAAACCGAATGAGTACGCTCAAATGAAGTCTTTATTTAATAAGGATTGTACAAGAAAATTATGCTATGACCTAAAACTAATGGGACAATGTGCAATACAAATCATCTATTCTAAAGACAGAAGTAGAATTGTACAGTTAGAACATATACCAATCGAAACATTAAGAGCTGAAAAGTGTAATGAAAAAGGCGAAATAGAAGCATACTTTTATTTTAGTGATTGGTCAAAATACAAGAGAGGAAACGAATTAAAAAGATTACCTGCATTCGGAACTTCTAAAGAGGGATTAGAAATACTTTATGTTAAACCTTATAGAGCAGGGTTTAAGTATTATAGTCCTGTAGATTATCAAGGTGGAACACAATACGCTGAATTAGAGGAGGAGATATCTAACTTCCATTTAAACAACATACTAAACGGACTTGCGCCAAGTATGTTAATTAACTTCAACAATGGAACTCCTGATCCTGAGCAAAGAGAAATGATAGAAAGAAGAATCTATGAAAAGTTTAGTGGCTCAAGTAATGCAGGTAAATTTATTTTAGCATTTAACGACAATCCTGAAACAGCAGCAAGTATAGAGCCTGTTCAGTTGAGTGATGCACACCAACAATACGAGTTCCTAAGCAACGAAAGTTCTAAAAAGATTATGGTAGCACATAGGGTAGTAAGTCCTATGTTGTTTGGAATTAAAGATGATACAGGTCTTGGTAATAACGCTGATGAATTAAAGACAGCTTCTATCCTATTTGACAACTTAGTAATTAAAGGCTTTCAAGGACTTTTAATAGATGCCTTTGACCAAATACTTGCTTTTAACGATATCTCTTTGAATTTGTACTTTAAAACGCTTCAGCCACTTGAATTTACAGACTTAGAGAACGTAGAGGACGAGGAAACAAGAGAAGAAGAAACAGGGGTTAAGCTAAGTAAAGAAGATGACTTTAGAGATTCTATAGCGCAAGAGCTAATTGACTTAGGAGAAGATGAAGAAGAATTACTTAAAGATTTTGATTTAGTAGATGAATCAGAAGTAGACTATGAGTTTGATGATGAAATGGATGAATTAATAGAACAAACTAATAATGAAATTAAATTATCAACAGGTAGCGCAAAACCTTATAGAGAAAGTGAACAAGATGGTAAAACCGAAGCAGGTAGGTTATTAGGTTATACGTTTTTAGTAAGATACAAATATGCACCTGCAAGAACTCAAACAACCTCAAGAAAGTTTTGCAAAGAAATGGTAAAAGCTAAAAAAGTTTATCGTAAGGAAGATATTATATCTATGGATGATGTAGCAGTTAATGCAGGGTTTGGTGAGAATGGAGCAAAAACTTACTCTATATGGTTATACAAGGGTGGTGCAAGATGTAAACATTATTGGTCTCGTAGAACGTACTTAAGAAAAGATGGTAATAAAAGTTTAGGTAAAAAACTATATGATTCAGAGGCTAAAAGACGAGGTTTTATAGCACCTAAAAACGATAAGAAAGTAGCAATGAAGCCAAAAGATATGCCTTATAGTGGATATACAGCAGCATACGCTAAGAAAATAGGAATAAGTAGATAATTATGGCAACAGTATTATTCATATCAAGAACAGATTTAGTCAAGAACAGTATTATTGATGGTAATGTTGACACAGATAAATTTATACAGTTTATTAAGTTAGCGCAACAAATCGAAATAAGAAACTACTTAGGAAGCAAACTATACGACAAAATAGGTGCAGATATAGCAGGATCAGGCTTGTCAGGAAACTATGAGACCTTAGTTAATGATTATGTACAGCCTATGTTAATATGGTATGCACAAGCAGAGTATATTCCTTATGCAGCTTATCAAATTAAAAACGGAGGAGTGTTTAAAGGATCATCAGAAAACTCAGAATCAGTATCTAAGAGTGAAGTTGACTTTTTAGTAAACAAAGCAAGAAACACAGCAGAGTATTATACTCAAAGGTTTTTAGATTACATTAATAATAATAGTAATTTATTTCCTGAGTATAACGACAATCAGGGTGGAGACGTATATCCTGATAGTGATGCTACATTTAACGGATGGGTATTGTGATATACAAACCAAAAGAAAAAAATATAATTAAATTAAAACAGTATTTAAATGGCAAATACGATAAATTGGGGCAAATCATACAGCGAGAGTTATTGGGGGAACGCAACAACAACCAATAGTTGGGGAGATGATTATATAGTAGAGTATTTGACTTCTGATTTAAACAGAAGAGTGCAAATATACGAGAACAACACAATGACTATACAACTATTAGAGAATATACAATGAGTTTACTACAAAAAGCATCCATAATAACCACACCTACAGCTTATGCTGAGGACTACTTATATTCTATAAAACCTGCTTATGCTTTAGGCTCAGAGCTTGTAGTAAATGGTAATTTTTATAATAATGTAAATAGTTGGTCTAATGGAAATTCAGGCGTTAATACTTGGGTTAATGGACATTTAGTTTGCACAGGAGATGGTGGTAGTTATGCTGCTGCAAAACAAATTATCCCTGCTGTAGAAAATAGAAAATATATTGTTACTGCTCAAATTGCAAGGGTAAGTGGGAGTTTTTCAGTAGGCATAGAGGTTAATGATAGTAACGGAAGTGGATGGAATGTTATTGGCTCTACGACAACTTCATCTGAATTTGTTACTGTTTCTGAAATTATAACTACAAATACAGGCACTACACAATTAGATTTAAGAGCAACTATTTTTAATACTACAGTAGATAATACTAATAGTTTAAAATTAGATAATGTAAGCGTAAAATTATTAACAGATGCCGACTTTGACTTTGACAGAAACTCAACAGGAACAAGAGTCAACGAAGATTATTTAATAGAAGATGTGCCTTATAATTTAGTTAGTTACTCTGAAGATTTTAGCAATAGTGGTTGGACTAAAGAAAACATAACAATATTATCAAATAACATAATAAGTCCTGACGGAACTTTAAATGGAGATAAAATAAGTGAAACTGCAACAAATACTTATCACGCTTTAAGTGAATCAATTAACATTTCTTCAGGCAATTACACAATAAGTGTTTTTGCAAAATTAGATGAGAGGCAATATATGTTAATAAGAAGCAATTTGAGTGGTAGTAATGTTAATACTACTTTTGATTTAAGCAATGGGTTAGTTACATATAACGGACATACATCAGCTTCAATAGAAAGCGCAGGTAAAGGGTGGTATAGATGTAGTGTTACATCAAATTCTTCTGTTACTTCTGTAAATACAGCTTTTTTACCATCAGGAATAGATATTACTAACAATAATTTACCTACTTATTTAGGTGTTGTTGGTAGTGGTTTGTACATCTATGGCGCACAAATAGTAAAAGGCGACCAACCAAAAGACTATCTAAAAACAACAGACAGATTAGACATACCAAGAATAGATTACACAAACGGAGAGCCGAGTATCTTGCTTGAGCCAAGCAGAACAAACCAAACGACTAACAGTGACAATATACATTTATTATCAAATGGTACAGGTGGAGATGGAGCTGTTACTTCTACTGCAAACTATGCAATTTCTCCTGATGGAACACAATCAGCTACAAGAATAGTTTCTTCTGCAACAGGCTCAGGTTATGCTGTTAAAAGTTCAACTGCTGCAACATCAACAAGTGGTAGTTATAGTGGTAGTGTTTGGCTTAAATCTAATACTTCTCAAAATCAAACTATAGCATTTTACGGAAGAAACTCAAATATAAATTCAGCAGAAATAACTACTAATTGGCAAAGATATGAGTTTACAGGTTCAGCAAGCACTAATTTTTGTAATATTGGTGTATATCCGAGCAGTCCGATAAATTCAACAACAAGTGCAGATTTTTTAGCTTGGGGTATGCAAATAGAACACGGAAGCTATGCAACATCTCTAATACACACTTCAGGAAGTGCAGTTACTCGTAGTGCAGATGCAGCAAACAATGCAGGAAACAGCGACTTAATAAACTCTACAGAGGGAGTGCTTTATGTAGAAGCATCTTCAAATTACGATAGCTCTCACACAAATAGAATTGCAATTTCTGACGGAACATCAAGCAACAGAATTTCTTTAGAATGGGATGAAACCACAGAAAATAGAATAAGACTGCATATAAACACACATTCTTTATTATCCTATGATGCAGTTGATTTATCTATCCAAAACAAAGTGGCTGTTAAATATGCTGCAAATGACTACGCTATTTGGTTTAATGGTAGAGAAGTTGTAACACAAGCATCAGGGGCTTTACCAACAGGTATGGATGTCTTAGAATTTACAGGTGCAGGTTTAGGTTCAGCAGGTAGTTTTTACGGAAACGCTAAAAGTGTAATGGTATTTAAAGAAGCTCTTACTGACTTAGAATTAGAGAAACTAACAGGCTACAACAACCACGAACTATATATGAATTATTACAATAGATTAAGCTA